TGAACCACCTACAGCAGGAACTTTTGGACGCAGCAGTCTACGCCGAGGCGGCCATGGCTGATCTTCGGGCCAGCCAACCCCAAGCCCAGCTTCCCGCGCCCAGCACGCTTTCTCCGGGTCCAGCGCAGCTAGCGGGAGGAAGCACCAGCATCCCACCTGGATGAGCCCGTCATCCGTTGGGTGGAGTAGTCCGGGTGTTCCGCACGTTTGGTAGCGGGAGTTGAAGAACGGGCATTCCACGCACACCCGGAGTCTTGCGGTAGCCAACTGATTGACCGCTCGGCTTTCGTACCGCCACCTCGCAGTCATCGCCAGGACCGAGGACATCAACCCGGTCCACATCGACCGGCAGAACGGTTCCAGGCTGTAGGTACTCCACAAAGCCCGTGCGACTACGGGCGCCACCCTTCCCCACTGTAGCAGCAGGGACAGCAGACTGGGCGGCGAACCGCAGCAGCGCCCCGATGGCCGACTCCCGCAGGCGCCCCCACACTTCCCCCCACCAGTTGACGTAGAGGTCCCCGTCTCCACACTCCGATCTCCGCTGTCTTTCGGCTGCTGCAACATATTGATCCCAGCTTTCAGTTGGCTCCACTTCGATGGACCAGTCCACATGCTTCTCATGGGCATCCCCCTTGAGGGCGATCAGGTCCGTCTGTTGGAGCGATTGCTTCACACCTTGAACCGTCAGGAACTCGTCCCGGTCATCCCCGGTAAGCCTGGCGGCAGTCCGCAGGCCTGGATGCTTCGCCAGCATCACCTGCTTCCAGTTACCCCTCACAGGAAAGGCGTGGAGCTTGAACCACCCGAAGTCGATCTCCCGCTGCTCCACAATAAGCCAGTAGGCCATGTGGTTGCAGATGGCGTTCCAGAGGGCCTTCAGCACCGACAGGTCATCAATGGCCGTCTTCTTTTGCAGGTCTATCACGAACGACTTCTTCGACGACGGAGCCGGCGTCACAGGGTTCCACGACTCCTTCGCCTCCTCGACCTCCTCAGCCAAAGACTCCACCTTCTCGCCGTCCTTGCGAAACCAGAACTGCGGGGTGACCCCCTCGCAGAGGGTGAACTGGGATCGAAACACCTCATCCAGCAGGACGTGCCCATAGACAGTCTTCCAGGCAGCGCAAGCGTCCAGCTCCACGGCAAGCGTGCGGGCCAGTGACGGCTTCAGCGACACGGCCGGCTTGATATGCCACCCATCAGTGATGCCGTCCACGTTCACCCGCTGGCAGAAGAACGGCACCTGGTACTGCGAGGATCGGGTGTGGAAGAGCTGGATGTCCGAGGTGGAGAAGAACGTCATTGGATGAAGCCGAACTCAGGATGCGGGAATGACTTGGACTTGATGGATTCAGCGCCATTCTGGCTCACATGCTCCACCACCTTGTCCAGTGGTAGGGCCTTGATGAACCGGGGCTTGCCGAACTGGTGGACCACCACATGGTTATCCTCGATGTAGCACCTCCACTCCTCGGAGCCGACCATGTGATTGCCGAGATGCCGCTTTTGTCTCTTGCTCATGACGGTATGCAACCTACATAAATCGCTACGCAGATCAACTACAGAGTGAGCGAAAACGTACCCACAGCCCCGGTGGATGGGCCTGAGGCAAAAGCGATCTCCTCCGGCATCCCACCCTGGAGCATGTAGGTAAGGGCGTCGAAGCAGTGCTTGTACTCGCTGTCCCGGTCCACGATGGCGGTCTGCGTCTTCCCCTTCCGGAGGGACCGCAGCATCTGGATGGTCCCCTGGCACTTTGCGGAGAAGTAGATCCGCTCCTCGTGCAGCATCCGCCTCAACAGATCCAGCCGCTTGGCTACAGTGCCCGGAGCCTTGTACACCCCCTCCATGCGGATCCGACCGCGGGACTTCAGCTCAACCAACTGCGCCTCTGTGCCCCCGATGGACTGGCGGTAGCGTAGGGAGGATGGGTCGGACCAGAAGCGCCACATGGGAGCCTTCTGCTTCAGGAAGCCGGTGAAGTAGGAGTTCCAGTAGTCCATCATGTGAAGGATGTCGTCCGTCACGTCATCCACGTTCACCTTGCTCTTCAGGTACACCAGCTCGTCAATGATGTGGTACTGGATGAACTGGTCGTCATCCACCTGGGGGCAGCCGAAGATGATGGCTGTGTTCACGTCACCGATGTCCAGGCCCACGTCGATCACGTAGGCGCCCTTCGCCGGCCGTAGCAGAGCCATCTCCTCCAGCTTCTTCGCCGGCTCCCACTCCCCGATGGTATGGGTGGACGGCTGGAACACGTCGGCGAAGGCGCTCTCCCCAGCGTCCTTGATCCACATCCCGTGCCAGTAGCGCTTCAGCTTCACCGGATCCGACTGGTAGGTGCGGTAGATCTCCCGCCGCTGCATCTCCGTCAGGTAGGGGTTGTCGTCGATGGTGAACCCGATCGTCCGGTAGAGGCGCTTCCACTCCTCAATGTCGGTCTCGCCCTTCGCCTTGAAGAAGATGTCGTGCAGCCAGTGATCCTCGCCCTCCTCCGGGGGGTTTGTGTCCAGGATGAACTGCTGCTCCTCCCACGGGATGGAGGTGTGCCGCAGACACATCTTCAGGGTCATGAACGTCTTGATGTCGAAGCGGTCGGCCTCGATCATGTAAATGTGGGAGAAGAAGCTGTCTTTGTAGAACTCCTCCACATTGTCGTCGTGGTTGATGGAGTGAAGCTGACACTCACTCTCCCCACCAAACTGGTTGGCCACCCGAAACATGGGCATCTTCGTGTCACCCTCTTGCTTGGGCTCCACCGTCCACCGGGTCATCCCCTTGTTCCGCCACTTCCGGTAGATGTCCCCGGTGAGGGCCTTCCAGGCTCCTTGGCGCCCGTTCTTCGCCGTCCTGCTGACCACAGCCACGGAGGCGTTGTCGGTCTGCACCAGGATCCGCATGATCTTGTCCTGGATACCCACAGACTTCCCGCACTGCCGGGGGCCGTGAACGAGGGTGTAGCGATGGCCGCAGTCAAAAACCTCCTGTTGCCTGGGAGCCTTGCTGGGGTACCAAACCCCATTCACTTGAACCCAAGGATCCTTCCAGTCGCCAGCCATTGCGCTTGATCATTACACGGAAATCGCTACCACCTCAAGCCATGAAGGACTGCGCTTACAAAGATGAGGGAGGCATGGCCACCCCATGCTGCAAGGAGCACGACGACAGCGAGGAGCGGTACCCATCGGTGTCGATCTACTCTCCGGAGGCTGTCACAGCAATCTTCGGGAAGACCCTGATCAGGGCCGGGGACACCTTCGAGGCCCCCATGAAGATCCGCATCAACTCCATTCGAGAATCCGCGGAGCACGGGTTGACCGAGGTCAGCTTCGACATCGTGGCTGTCGGCAACCTCGTGAAGGGAAAGCCGATGGCCGAGGACTCTGAGGATGAGGGCGAGGAAGCGTAAGCCATCCCAGCTGGAGGAGGACGACAAGCCGCTGGAGATCCTGCTAGACCGGCTGGTGTCGAAGGGGGCTGCCCACCGAAACGCCCGCATCGTCATGGATCCAGAGGGGCGGGTGGGCCTGCTGCTGTCCTTGAAGCCGCAACGGAGGGAGCTTCGGGATGACGGCCGGCTAGTGCTGGTATCCCACGAGGAGGAGATGCCTGTGACCATGCACGTAGCCCCAGGCATCAAACCCCGGCCGGTCCTGAAAGTGGAACTCGCCATCCACCTCCTCCCATCCCAGATGGCCGCCTATCGGGAATGGGTTGCCTCCACAACGCTCCCAACGCAAGTATTGCCGCCATGTACGTAGACATCGACCATCTGAAGTCCACAGGGCTCGACCAGAAGGATCTCAAGGCCATCTTCGAGAAGTCTACGGACGACCGCGACAAGACGGATGCTGGCAAGCAGGTCAACAAGCTGATCGAGCTACACGCCAACCGGCTCGACAACGGAATCACCCGCTACCTGAAGGATGCGCGGATCTACCACGCCATCGACAAGGCCTACGAGGCCAGCCAGAACCAGATCTCCTTCACCCTCGTCCGGGACCTGATCGACCGGAACGTCGGCGGCAAGGAGCTGGAGAACATGGCCAAGGACTGGGGGCTGGACTCCATGCTCACGGACATCGCCGCCACAGAGGCAGGCCTTGTCCCAGGAACCAGCCGCAATGGCCAGCAGAACGCTGGGCAGCCAGGCAAGAAGCTCTCCCTCCCCACCTTCTTCAACATCTTCCTCCCGCTGGTCCAGGCCTACGTGAAGATCCGGTGGGCCAAGTTGTTCGGCGACCGGGATGTCTACCCGCTGCTGAAGTACGAGCCGAATCGACTTACCCAGAGGGACATGGCCCTGTGCCGGGTGATCACCGCCCGCATGCAGCGGATGGCCTCGGACATGGGCTACCGGGAGGACGTGAAGCAGTCCATCAAGGGCATGCTCATGTACTCAGAGTCCCTGAACTTTCCCCTGGAGCAATACTACCGGGAGAAGCAGGTCATCAAGGGATCCGAGAAGGTGGTCAAGGAGGGCGTGCGCTGGTACCGCCCCCATCCATCCCGAGTGTTCTACGACCGCTCCCATCCACTCCACACCGTCAACTCGGACACCGGCTGCGAGTACGCGGGCTACTGGTCCATGCACCGCTGGGGCGAGATCGAGGACAACCCCCTCTTCTGGAACAAGGACGCTGTCGGCATCAAGAGCCCGGGGTGGCGCAACAAGGACCTCTGGAGCTACTACCAGGAGATCCATCCCTGCGTCGCCAAGTTCCCCAGCTTCACCACCAGCAACGAGTCCGACCGGGAGTGGAAGTCCTTCCAGTACCACACCTCAGCCGGCACTGACGCCAAGAGCGCCCGGGACTACGGCGTGGACATCACAGTCATGTTCCACAAGCTCGTCCCGAAGAACTGGGGCCTCGGCACCTACGAGCACCCGGTCTGGATGCGCTTCGTCTACGCAGGCGACCGCACGGTGATCTTCGCTGAGCCGATGGCCTACTGCCCGGTAAACGCGTTCCTCTACGAGCACGATGAGAACCGCACGTTCAACAGCTCGCTTGCCCTCGAACTCCTCCCGTTCCAGGACCATCTCGGCAACCTGCTGAGCCAGTACATCCTCGCGGTGAAGAAGAACCTGATCCGCATCGTTGCCGTGGACGGCGACCTCGTGGACAAGGACTTCGAGAAGAAGGTGCAGAACGGAGCTGAGAACATGCTCCGCGGCATGGAGTTCCTGCGGTTCTCCGGGAAGGACCTTCGCCGCCAGCAAGGGGACATGAAGGACGCCTTCACCCCGATCCCTCTCCAGCAGCAGAACACGACCGAACTCATTGGCGCCATCAACACGGTGCTCGGGATCCTGGAGCGCGTCCTCGGCTTCTCTGCGCAGGAGGTAGGCTCCCAAGCCACCCACCAGCAGTCGGCCACCGCGACCTCCATCGTGGCTGCCAACACCACGGTCCGCATGGGGTTCACCGCCTCCGCAATCGACCCAGCCCTCCACGCCTTCAAGAAGGCCATCTACAACGCCTTTGCTGCCCACGGGAGCGACGAGATCGCCGTGCAGGTGGCAGACCTCAGCGAGGGTGGGAGGAAGGCCCTGGAGGACGCTGGCTTCAAGCTTGAGGAAGAGGGTGGGGCAGCCTACGGGGTCACTGGCCCCAAGGGCGCGATGTCCGTGGAGGAGTTCTCCAGCGAGCGCGAAGGGGCGTCCCGCATCAACGAGCCTCAGGCAGCCCAGCTCATGCTGACGTTTGTGGACCGGATGATGGTGCCGCAGATCGTCCAGCAGATCGGCCTCAACCCGATCATGGATATGTTCAACCAGATCGCCACGATGTTTGGGGTGCCACCGGACTTCAAGGCGAAGATGTCTACCATGCAGAAGCCCAGCCCGGAGCAGGCCCAGGCGGAGCAGGAGGCCTTTGTGAACAACGTGCGAGCATTGGTGCAGGCGGAGCTTCAGCCGTTCGCCCAGGCCATCACTGACCAGCTCGGGGCTCCGGTGGCCAAGATGCAGCAGGAAGTGGCTGCCATCGGGCAGGCTCAGGGAGCAATGAACCAGCAGGTCATCGCCGACAATCAGGCAATCGGGGCGCTCGGAGCGGCCATCGACAAGCTTGTGAAGAACTTCATCCCGCAGCCCGGGGCGCCAGTGGATGGAGGGATCCCAATGCCCGCTGACAGTCGCTTGAACGGACAGCCTGCTCCCTACGTTGGATGAACTTCGAGAGGAAGCTGATCGAGGGCGACGATCGGGATAAGCTGATCCAGTGGGCTCACAAGCCTCAGGCGGACGCCTTCATCCGAATAATCTCATCCAGAGCGGATTACTTGGAGCACGAGGCCATCCAGCTCGCTCAAGCCGACCTGAGAGGCTCCATAGCCAAGGAGCAGATCCCAGCCAGCGCTACCGAGAAGCTTTCTGAGGCAGCCATGCTCCGGTCGCTTCTGCTTGAGTTCAATAGGTTGCGGGAGCACGTTAGCAGCAAAGAGAAGGCAGTAGAGATTTACATTCCAGTTCCATGAGCGACAACAAAGCGACGGAGGCCAAGCCAGCGGCCGAAGATCAGGCGAAGGCCGAGAAGGCCCGGGACATCATGAGCAAGCTGCTCCAGGGCATCGGCCCAGCAGACAAGGAGCCTGAGAAGCCCGCGGAAACACCCGAGGTCAAGCAGCCAGACCCGGCTCCAGCCAAGGCTGGCGAGAAGGCTGAGACGCCCCCAGAGAAGCCGACTGAGCCTGAGAAGAAGCCGGTCAAGAAGACCAAGGTCCCAGACAAGATCATCCCTGCCTCGGAGCTTCTTGGAGAGTCCAACGAGGATGTCGTCACCAAGGCCGCCACCGCTGCCGCAACCGCCGCGGTGAAGGCTATGGCCCCCAAGGAGGAGAAGGCCAAAGAGGAGCAGGTGGAGCTGCCGAAGGACATCCAGAAGCAACTGGACGCGTTCAAGGAGCTGGAGTCCCGCGAGGAGTACAAGGGCATCACCAAGCAGGTGGTGGACTTCAAGAAGAGGGGTGGCGTGGAGGATCAGTACATCCGCCAGTGGAAGAAGGCCAACCCCGGCAAGCCTTACGATCCGGAGGACGACGACCACACTGAGTTCTACGAGGAGAACGACCCCACCACCAAGTTCGAGTCCCTCGCGGACGACCTGGAGTCTGCCAAGGAGACTCTGATCGAGCGCCGGGTGGAGCAGCGGGTGGAGTCCCGCCTGAAGCCCAAGATTGACGAGCAGCGCGACGAGGCTCGCCGCAAGGAGCTGGAGCCCCAGATCGCGCACACCCGCGACTCCGCCATCTTCTCCGCTGTGGAGGCTATCTCTCCGGAGCTGGCGAAGACCCTCCGGGAGAAGGGCGGGGAGGCGGTGGGTGACGAGGACCCCATGGCATTCCAGGTGGTGGAGGACGTGGTGCCGAAGTACCTCCCAGTGATCGAGGAGGCAGCCCGGCTGTTCAGCGGTGTGTCTGCAGTGGCCAAGAACGGCCCAAACCAAGAGCAGTCCCGGGTGATCGAGTCGCTCAACGAGCTGAACGACTACATCGCCGCGCAGGATCAGTCGGTGCGGGTGCGGGCGCTGCAAACCAACCGCGGCACAGTCTACCAGCGATTCGTCCCGTTCGGCGAGTTCCACCAGCTCCCGCCAGAGCAGCAGGCCAAGTCATGGACGGTCACCGGAGACGACGTGATTGCCTGGATCCAGGCCAAGCAAAACAACGAGATCAAGGCCAGGTACGATCGGTTGACCACTGCTGCGTCAAAGCGCTTCGGCGGAAAACCCGGACAAGAGGCCGCAAAGCCGAATGGCCAGCATGCGCAAGTAAAGGCAGCTTCCACAGCCACTTCCTCGCCGTCGCCATCCATTGGATCTGGAGCCCCTGCCCCGGTGCCCGCGGGAGGTGAAGCAAAGAAGCCTGAGACCGGATACGACATCGCTTGGAGGTTCCTGCGAGGGCAATAGGATGGTTGCCACTTATGGCAGCTTCCGACTTTTTCAATAAGTGTGCGCCGCTGGCCCGCGTTGGTATCGACAACTGCGCGGGCCTGACGATGTGCAATCTCTCCCCGACCACGGCGGACGAGTTCGACGAAATCTACAAGGACGCGAACGGCCGGTTCCGGATCGACGGCGCCCTATTCCAGACCGACCTGGTCGCCAAGGCGACCAACGTCCGCGAGAACGGCCTGTACGATTTCCTCCGGGCTTTCTCCATCAACAACGGCACGAAGGGCACGGGCCTCGGCAATGGAACGGTGGATGTAATGCCGTTCATCCGGGTGGTCCGCGAGAACCACATCAACACCAGCCACTGGAAGTGGACCAAGACGGCGAACTCCGGAACCGCCCCCAACGGAGCCACCTACGATATCGCGGGCACCGCTGAGTCGCTGACCTCGATCCCGGCCGCGGTCGGCTGGTTCCCGGACGGCCTCTCCATCCATATCCAAGGCCGCTCCTCTGGTGGATCCGCCACGCGAACCCAGTGGATCGTGCGGGATGCGGTTGTCTCTGACGGGAAGGTGCTCCTGTACCTGAACTCCCAGAACGGCAACTCCCGGCTTGAGGGCGCGAAGCTCTCCACGCCAACGGACGGCCTGCTCATCCGCGGCACGAACAACATCTCGCCCTACGAGAACCACTGCGATGAGATTCCGAAGCTCAACGCCAAGTCCGCGTTCCTGGCGTTCATGCAGGACACCCGCTGGTCTCTCTGCAATGACGACTTCACACAGAAGTACCTGACCGCCCTGATGGACGGCAACCGGCTCTACCGGGATTACTACCACACGGAGTCCGTGCAGCACAACAAGCGGGTCCTGGAGGACTTCCAGAGCCGCCTGGTCAACCAGTTCTTCTGGGGCAAGGCCCTCCCGTATCAGAACGAGACGGAGTGGCCGAACCTCGAAGTCATCACGTCCATGTCGGACGCGAACACGGGCGACTACCTCTACCTCCCCGGCATCGAGGGCAAGTGCGTCGGCCGTCGCGCCTCGGCCGAGGGTGTGTACGAGCAGCTCGCTCAGTGCGGCCGGGTCAAGGATCTCGGCGGCGACGTGCTCAACTGGCCCGAGCTTCAGACGGCGCTGTACGAGCTGTACCGCTTCCGCAAGTCCAGCGACACGCCGAAGCCGGAGATCATCGAGGTGGTCACCGACTCCGCCTACGCCGTGCAGCTCAAGCAGGCGCTCTTCCGCTACCTCAAGATGCGGTACGAGGGCACGCTGAATGCCAACATGGACATCGGCGGTACCACAACCCAGCTCGGGTTCACCTACCAGGACTTCAAGCTGGACTACCCGGCCGGCGTCACTCTGCGCGTCGTCACCCACATGGCGTTCGATGACTGGATCTCTGCCGCCCGCCTCTCCGGCGGCGAGACGCTGGCCACGGCGACCCGGTGCCTGTGGTTCCTGGATTGGTCCACGATCAGCATGTACAACATCCAGTCCGAGCGCGTGGAGCTTCGCACTGGCAACATCCAGGATCTTGCCAAGATCAACGCGGACGCCCTCTGCCGGATGAAGGTCCCGCAGAAGTCCATCATCCACAACTCGCTGAAGTGGACGGTGGTCGTGGCGAATCCGAACAACTCGCTGATCCTCGAAAACGTCGCCTTCCAGACGCCCGAGCATCAGTACGTCGTGAACACCTACAACGACTACAAGGGCGACTCGCCGGTCAACAACTGATCAGCCCAACTGATCTCAAAGCCCGAGCTGGAAATCCCGGCTCGGGCCTTTTCATGCCCAGAATCAGATTGATAGCTGCCATCTGCCTGATAATCCATTGGGCTATGGGACCATTTCCAAAGTCAGGGGCATCGTGGGGGAAGTTTGCCAAGTCTCCGAGCGACAACGCGAATGACGTAGCCCACCTCAAAGGCGTGTCCGCAGCCTTTACCACCACGATCACATCCGGGGACTCGTACGGTGTGAATGTCGCCGTGGATGGGGCCAATCCCGGTGATCCAGCGATCGTTGGATTTTCTGGCACAATCCCATCCAACTTCCGGCCTCTGGCCATCTGCCGCACCGCAGGCGTGGTTGAGGTCACGATCTTCAATGACACTGTCAGCCCAATCACGTTCACCGGAGCCGTATGCAAAGTATGCGTCCACCAGTAGTAGCTGCCAGCCAGCTCCCCACCGTCTCCCCGGAGAGCCTCACTGAGGATGAGCTTGAGGAGGCTTCAGAGGAGCTTGGGATGCGCTGCATCAGCCTGAAGAAGATTCGGGCTCACAAGGTCCTCGGCGCCCACCTGCAAGCCATTGGCGTGACCAACGTCGCCCGGGGCATGTACATGTTCAACCTGGAGACCATCCAGTCCACCATGCAGGTCATCGCGGGGCTTGTGGATGACAACTCCCATGAGGCTGCCGTGCAGGCCAAGTTCCTCGCGGTGCAGGCCCAGCTTGCCAGGGCTGTGAACGAAGCCGCAAAGGGGCTGATCGAGTCTGGTGAAGTCGAGAAGGAGAAGGCGATGCCTGGGGCTGGCCTTGGTCAGGTGAGCCGACCAAGCGTTACGGTCGTGACAAACGGCCCCGCTACGATTACCTCTAGGGAGTGACTATGAGGTTTTTCATCAAGGAGAATGTTCAGCGGGCGGTACTCACCGCGCAAGGTTGGCCGGTTCCATTCGAGGACGTTGGGGATGGATACGGGATCCTCGCCACCAACGACCCGTACACCATCGGACAGTTGGAGATCCTGGCCAAGAGCGCCAACCCTAAGGGTGTGGTTGAGGTCGCCAGCCAGGAGGAGCTGGATGCGATCAAAAAAAAAGCGCAAGCAAGACACTCCTACAAGGCCTCAACAAGCCCACGGAAAGACGCACCGCGCCTCGTGGTGGAACCGTTGGCTGTGTCCCCTGCAACAAACGCAAATCCCGCCCCCCTTCGTCCATCGTGGAGCGGAAGAAGGTTGGCGAGGTCCTCTCCACCACCCCGGAGATCAAGGCTCCAAAAGCCAAGAAGGGGCGCCCTGCTGCAACGAAGGCGATTGCAGAGGAGCCTGCCCCAGTGTAAAGGCTCTTCGTGACTTTCGACGCCTACCTCACAGATGTCCTGTCCCGGGTCCACCCAGGGGGATATTCGGCGCGTCTCAGGTCATCCTACAAGGCGTGGCTGAAGGACTTCTTCATCGAGCTTCAGCGGTACATCCCGCAGCTCCAGCGGAGCCACATTGAGTACATCGGACAGGACGCCACCTTCTTCAAGTGCGGGTGCTCGGCCTTCACGGCTCCAGCAGGGAAGATCAAGTCCTTCCACACGATCGACGACGCAGAGATCTGCGATCGGGTAATCGCCTACCCATACACCCCGGGTGAGTTCCAAGCGATGGTGGACGATCGGTTCCGATGCGCCACGGACGCAGAACCCGACACCCAGTACGAGGTGGCTGGGGAATACTACTACTACCCAACCAACCTGCCCCAAGGCCTCTCCTACGCCACCCCATCCATCGACAGGGTGGTTCGATCCAGGGAGAGGTCATTCTCGGTCTACAACGGCTACGTGTGGACCTGGCCTGTGCTCAACTCGGATGAGACAGGGGTGCTTGAGTGGAGTGGAGTGAAGCGGTCGTGGCGGGACTCCGACCAAGTCTCATGGAAGGATGAGAATGACGATGATGACCGGGAGATCATCGCCCTGGCTGAGCTTTGCCTGGCGTGGAAGTCCAAGCTCTACATCGACTGCGATGAGTCCGGGGCTGCTACCCTGAAGGCGCTCTATGATACTGGATTTGCGGAACTCAAGGTGAACAGAAAACAGCTTGAGGTTCCTGAAGACATCATTCCGATTCGACTATGAGCAGTTTCGTTCCAACCCTTCCACTCAGCACTCCGCCCACTAACCCAGTACAGTCAACAGTGGGGGAGGCTCGCTCCTCTGAGATGCTGACCCGCATGGCTGGGTCGATTGGTAGCGGTCTCGTTTCGCAACGAGCCGTAACGGTCAACGGTGACAATGTAAGCCTGGTCGCAGAGGCTGCCGCTGGCGTTCGGTACCGAGAGATCCAGATCCAGAACCTGGGCACAGCAGCCCTGTTCCTCCGCCTCGGCTCTGGAGCCGCAAACACGGGGGCTAATGGGGAGATCGTGCTGAACGCCGGCTCTGTGGCGAATGATGGAGCTGGAGGTGTGTACAGGATTGCTGGGTTTAACGGGGCTGTTACCGGAGCCTCGGCTAGCTCAGTGGTCGCTTCCGTGGTGGTGCTGAACCTGGGCTAAGCCATGCAACTCGCCAGGCAATCAACTGGGGGCGGGCGCTTCAGGGTCAGTGACCTGCAAAGGGTTGGTAGGCAGTCCATCAGTCGCCCTGGCTCTGACCCAACGCTCGTGTTGGACCTCCAGTTCGCCCGCGATCAAGCATACGTATCTCGGCGCGGCCCTTTGCCGACGTTCACCCGGGCTTCGGTAGC